CATTGCTGGCAATTGAAACTGGGATTCCGCAACAATTTTGGGATGACGCAGATAATATTTATACGGCGTTGGAAATATTGAAGGAGAGAAATGGCCGGTGAAACCATCAGCTATGATCGCTCTGAACTTCGAAGCATTCTTCAAGCATTTAAAGCAATGGATCAAGCGGCGGTTGATGAGGCACGTAGTCAATCCAGCGCCTTGGCCCAGTACGCCGCCAATGAAGTCCGCGCTTATTCCATCACCCGAACATTTGGACAAGCCGCTGTCAATCGCATCGCAGATGGCGTTAGGGTTAGCAAATCATCCAAGATTGGCGAGTTCTCTTACGGATTCGCTTCTCAGCGTTTTTCTGGCGGAGCAACGACTCAAACACTCTGGGCAGGTTACGAATTCGGATCTAATCGTTTTCCTCAATTCCCTCGACGCACCCCAAATAGCGGACGAGGCAACTCTGGATATTTTATTTACCCGACACTTCGTAAGATTCAACCTGAATTAGTGCGCAAATGGGAAGAAGCTTTCGATACAATTTTGAAGAAATGGGGTTAAAAAATGGCCGGTAGTAGAACCCTCAAATTATCCATTCTTGCGGACGTTGATGATCTCAAAAAGAAACTGAATCAAGGCGAAAATGAAGTCTCAAGCTTTGGCGACAAATTAGGGGATTTTGGAAAAAAAGCCGCAGCTGCTTTTGCGGTCGCTGCTGCCGCCGCTGCCGCTTACGCTGGCAAACTTCTAGTTGAAGGAGTTCAAGCGGCAATTGAGGATGAGAAGGCTCAACTTAAACTTGCTACGACACTAAAGAACGTAACCGGCGCGACTGACGCTCAAGTTGCCGCCGTTGAACAACAGATTTCTAAATTATCTCTGGCTTATGGGGTTGCCGATGACAAACTCAGACCTTCTTTTGAGCGCTTACTTTTGGCAACAAATAATGTAACCGAAGCGCAAAAATTACAATCTTTGGCTTTGGACGTCGCTGCTGGTTCTGGACAGTCTTTAGAAACTGTCAGTGCGGCATTAGCAAAGGCATACGACGGTAACACGGGCGCATTGGCTAGATTGGGCGTTGGTCTTAGCGCCGCAGAACTTAAATCAATGACTTTTGACGAGGTTACAAAATCTCTAGCTGCTACTTTTGAAGGTCAAGCCTCCGTACAAGCGGAAACATTCGAAGGCAAAATGGCTCGTCTTACTGTTGCTTTCGATGAAGCAAAAGAAGGAATAGGCGCTCGTTTACTGCCTATCTTGACAAGTCTAATAACTTATTTCACTGATAATGTCGGCCCAGCTTTCGAATCGATGAAAGCAAAATTAAAACCTTTAACAACGGCCATATCAGATAACAAAGAAGAATTTAAGACTCTTTGGAATTTTACAAAGGATACTTTGGTACCTTTTTTGACCGGAGCATTTAAATTAGCCTTCGGCGGAATTGTTACAACAATTACTGCACTGGTGACCGTAATAGGTAAAGCGGTAAATCTTTTTCAATCTCTCTATGAAAAATATAAACAATTTGTAGATTACATTAAAAATAATCCTTTGAGTAAATTCTTGGGTGGCCTAAATCCGTTTTCTAACACTTCTTTTAACGCCAATGATAGAAACGAAAATTTTGCCTATTCTAAGGCTGCTGATTACCCAACCGCTGATGTGAACTACTCCAATCCTTTTTCCTCGACGTTGCCTTTTTCGCCTACTCAAGCCTTCCTTGATGCAATCGCCCGACGCGATGAACTAAAAGCTAAGACCGACGAAATTCGAGCTCGGATTGAAGCGAGAAAAACAGGGACTGGCGTTACCGGATCAGTGGTTATAAACGTAAATGCTCCGTCCGCAATCGATGAAGAAGGTTTCACTCGTTCAGTCATTGACGCACTTAATTCCAGTCAGGCTAGACTGGGTTCATTAGGAACGCTTGATTTATGACCCAATGGAGTCCTGAATATAGGGTTAAAATCAATAACGCAGTTTCAACCAGCGCGACTTTATCTGGCCTAACAATAACTTCTGGTCGTAGCAGCATTTATTCACAACCCATAGCGGGTTATTGCAATTTGACTCTCATCGAGACAAATTTGGCAGAAGTCGATTTTGACGTCAACGATTCGGTAACAATTGAAGTAAAAAATACGTCTGGAACTTACGTTTATCTTTTTGGTGGATTCATAACCGATGTAAGCATAACCGTCCAAAATTCGGGTGCTGCTGCGATAACTCAAAAAATCAATATTATTGCGGTTGGAGCTTTAGCCCGTTTATCGCGAACAATCTATACAGGAAACTTACCTCACGAATTTGATGGTGATCGTATATCTTACTTACTGGGCTTAGTTTTATTTGATGCTTGGAACGAAGTTCCTGCGAGTACAACTTGGGCAACTTACGATGCAACAACTATTTGGGCAAACGCCGAAAATTCTGGTTATGGAGAAATTGATATTCCAGGCGATTATGAACTTCACTCGTTAACCGGATTAAATGACACTATTTACAATTTGGCGTCATCGGCCGCTACTAGCGGTTTGGGTTATTTGTATGAAGATGCGCAAGGCAGAATTGGTTATGCAGATTCCACTCATAGAAACGAATATTTGGCGGCAAATGGTTATGTGGATCTGGATGCGAATCAATCCATTGGCCCTAATTTGCAAATTACCAAGAAAGCGGGAGACGTTAGAAATTCAGTCACCATTAGCTACGGCGCAACCGGTTCCGCTTCCGTAACTGACTCTGATCCGACCTCGATTAGCCTTTATGGTGAGTTGGCGGCCACAATTGCCACAAATTTACGCAATCAGGTGGACGCTGAAAATCAAGCTGCGTATTACCTCGATATTCGTTCATATCCCCAATTCGAGCTCAAACAGATTACTTTTCCGTTAAGTTCCCCGGAAGTCGACGATTCGGACAGAAATGCTCTTCTAAATGTCTTTATGGGATTGCCTATCAATCTAAGCAATTTGCCGGCTAATATGGTCGATGGCTCATTCCAGGGCTTTGTGGAAGGATGGACTTGGATTGCGAATCTGAATTCGCTCACTTTGACCCTGAACGTCTCTCCAGTTGCTTATTCACTACAAGCTATGCGCTGGAACTCGGTTCCGGTGACTGAGACTTGGCAGACCATTAGTACCACTTTGGACTGGCTCAACGCTACAATAATCGCCTAAAGGAGAACAATGGCTACGACGACAAATTATGGATGGACGACGCCGGATGATACGGCTTTAGTCAAGGATGGCGCTTCGGCGATTAGGTCTCTAGGTAGTTCCGTTGATACCACTGTAAAAAACCTTAATCCGGAAACGACTCTTGGTGATATTTCATATCGATCCTCGACAGCGAATACAAATACAAGATTAGCAATTGGAACGACTGGACAAGTTTTGACGGTAAGCGGTGGAGTTCCCACTTGGGCAACCGCAAGCGCCGGAGGATTGACGCTATTAGATACTAAAACTTTGGATAACACAGTTACAAATTACAGTTTTACGAGTATCGCGGGAACTTATAAATCTCTAAGAATTGTTGCGACAAATTTACAAAGTGCATCAACGGGCAATGATTATTTTAAAATTCAATTTAATAGCGACACGTCAAATAACTATTATTATGGAATCCACTCGAAGCAAAACACGACGTTTTATGCCGAAGGAAACAACACAGTAGATACAATTAGAACAGGTTTCCATTTTGCCCGAAATGCCGATGTCACCCGTTATCGCGGTCACATAATTATTGAAATTCCTGATTACGCTGGTAGTGGTTACAAGCAATGCAGCGGCGTATGGGGCAGCGCATCTGGCGGAACTACTTGGACAGGAATGTTTTCGGGTGGTTGGGATAGCACTTCTGCTATTACGAGCATTAAATTAGAATCCGGCGATGCAGTAAATCTCAAAGCTGGAACAATAAAACTTTACGGAGTGTCCTAAAATGAGCGATAGACCTAAAACTTGCATTACCGATCTTGCAACGGGCGAAGTAATCGTTCGAGAATACAACGATGAAGAAATGGCTATTTTTGAGGCATCAAAAGCAGCGCGAGCCAAGGAAGATGCTGCCAAAGCTGCTAAAGCCGCCAAACGCGAAGAACTTTTAGAGAAGCTCGGCATAACCGAAGAAGAAGCTAAACTACTTCTCGCATAATGGCGAAATTGTGTAAAGCTGGTCGACAGCTTCGGGAGCAAATTGACGATGATTATCCTGATCGCGATAAGCGCTCTGATGGTTGGATTGCTGACGCTCGTCATACTGCCAAAGGCAATTCTGACCATATACCAGACGCTCGAGGAATCGTTCGAGGATTAGACATTGACGCTAATCTCAATGCCCATCCTGAAGAAACTCATTCAGTTGTCGAAAAACTTAGACAATGCGCAAAACGGGGCGACAAACGAATTAAGTACATTATTTTTGACGGCAGAATCGCATCTGTCATTTTGAATTGGAAATGGCGCAAATATAACGGAGCAAATCCCCACCGTTCGCATTTCCATATTAGCTTTACAAGCTTGGGAGACGATGACGGTAAATGGTTTAATTTGGAAGGAGACTACGAAGATGCAAGAATTGAAGTTGATGGCGGGCACTTGGGCGAAAACATTCGTCGCGACGGCTCTATCGACATACCTATCAGTCGGACTTCAACCCGACTACATTCTCAATGCGGCACTTGTGAGTGTATTGCCTTCCGTGATTAATTGGCTTAATCCCAATTACGACCGTTACGGACATATCCGGTAATGGACGCTAATACGATTGCTGGCTTTGTTGCCTCGGTTCTCGGATCGATAGCCCTACTCATCGCTGGGCTTCGTTACATTATCAAATTAGAAAATATCCCCATTGTGTCGCGCCTTGATAAAATGGAGTCTCAGCTAGAATTAGCCCTATCTAAGAAGGTGGGGGCAAATGGCAACAAGAAAGCGCGTTAAGAAGCCAGTCAAAAAGGTGGCAAAACGTCGCAAGACAACGAAAGAGCCAATCCTTACGAAGATTGATTTTTGGGCTATTGCTGCCAAAGAAGTCTATGAAGCTTGTCGTCGAGCTGGTATGGATGAAGGCACAGCTCTAGCTTTTGCAATGGATCGCAGCTCTTACCCTGATTGGATAGTTGATCCAAAAGACCCCATCAACAATCCGCTTGATGACTTCGATGAGGATGACGACTAATTTACCTGCGCGAGGTTGAGTTATTCGAGGCGTTAAAGGCCATCTATCCAGACCTTACGCCAGTATCACCCACGGACAAGCACGACGGAATCACCCACGATTCCTATATCGAAATGAAATGCCGCCGCACCCATTATCCGACTTTGATAATCGAAAAGAAGAAATGGGATTACTTATCCGAAATTCGGGCTAGAACAGGCGCTAGGACGCTTTATATCAATTCCACCCCACAAGGGGTCTACCAGTTCGATTTAGGGGCTATAAAGGCCCCAGAATGGCAATTAAAGGCACTTCCGGACAAGACTGACTTTGTTAATGCCGGCAAGGTCGAAAAGCTATGCGGCTTCCTAGATATTCGACACGCCGAACTCTTGCTTGTATAAATCGATTTAAGTAAATACATTTATCTCACTAAATCCATTTAGCGGATTTGGAAGGGAGAATAAATGATAAATAATCCGAAAGTAATTCGATTTGATTCTATTTCTGGTGCTTGGTCTGATGGTTCAAATTACGTCAAAGGCCAAATAATTCGCAGATATGCAATTGAGTCGCTTGGCCGTAAATCTTCACGCGGACGTCTAAGCCGCGAAGAAATATCGGCATATTGGCTTGATCGATTCGGGGTGAACGCTGATGTTGAATGAAGGCGTTTTCTTTTGGATTTACTGCATAACACTATGGGTTGGATACCGCTTATATATCCAAGTCAAGGCCAAAGCTTTCAACGAAGGCTATAAACGAGGACGGAGTAGTGTCAATGTCAGAGAGATCGTTAAGTGACTGGCTCTCGGATGCTGGTAACACCCTTGAAGACCGAGGGCTTGAATATGGCGATCCGAGACACAATCTATTACGGATTTACAAAATCGCGAGACAATTCGGTGTTCAGCTCCGAGACCCAGCTGACGTGGCACTCGTATTTATCGCGACAAAACTCTCAAGAATGGTGGAAAGTCCAGAGCGCGAGGATTCGTATCTCGATCTCATTGGATACGCCGCTATCTTGGGTTTCTGCCGATTTTCTACACCGGAAGATTGGGATGACATTGAGTCTGACTCGCAACTCTAATCAGCATCAATGGTGCGATTACTGCAAAATGAGATGGGGTCAGCTAAAAGACGGATCTTGGCACTTGAAAGCCCAAGTACCAGCTGTATGGAAAGTACAAAGTGAAACACCTAACCGAAGGGCGCAAGTTCGGTTCTATTGCCAACCTTGTGCTAATGAGGCGCAAAATTGGCCGGACGGAACGTTCTGGTCTCTAAAAGAACAACTACAAATGGCGATTGATGAATTCGCCGGTCGGGAGAGATTAAATGTCGAATTACCTTGATGATTATGTAAGTGTCCAAGATCGATTGAAGGAGTTTATCAATGAATATCCGGACTACAGAATTAAAACTCACGTCCTTGAAGAATCGCTCACAAGTAATTGTGATGTCTATATTGTTAAAACTGAGCTCTATCGTACTGAGGCGGATTCTGTGGCTTGGACGACTGGACTCTCCTCAGAGGCGAAAAGCAAGCAATATGCGTTGGAACTTGCGGAAACTGGCTCTCTTGGACGCGCTCTCAACCTCGCTGGCTATTTTGCTAAACCAGCTGGAGGACCTAAGAAGCCGATACAGACGGTCAACCCGAAACTCGCGGAATTCGTAAAGGAACAGCGACCAAATGATCCCGAGCCAATCGTCTGGGATGTTACGGCTATTGCGGAGGAATTGGGAGCGGAAGTAATCGACGAAATTCCACTTTGTTCTCAAGGATGTGGGCCGATGGTTCTTAAACAAGGCAACAAAGAAGGCAAAGAATATCGGGGCTGGGTATGCCCAAGACCAAAATCCGGCCATCCAGCTAAATGGATGAGAATTGGATCAGATGGCAAATGGGTATTTCAAAAATGATTACCTGCGTTAGCTGTCAAAAGCGCAAAGATAAAAAAGGTGGGCGTTTTGAATTAGCAAAACAAGCGACTATCTTCGTATGTGCTGACTGTTGGGAGC